ATTGTAAGTTAAGTTACCATCCATTTCTAATCCAACATTACCAGTGCTAGATGTAGCATCTTCAACAAATGTAATTAGGTTTTCTTCATCAGTGCTTTCATTATCTGTAACTAACACATGAGCGGAGTTAGTTGCGTTTGTTACTGTTACACCTGCAATAACTGTATTTAATGCTGTGCCATTTACTGTGATAGCATCAGCTTCTAATGTACCATCTACATCTACATCACCAGATATATCTAAATCTGCCATAACTGCTGTTCCAGTTAATGTTGGTGCTGTTAAAGTTTTATTTGTTAATGTATCAGTGGTAGTTCTGCCAACTATTGTATCTGTCGTTGCTGGAAGAGTTAATGTAGTATTGCCAGAAAAAGCTGAATGTGCAGGTGCTTTAAGTGCTGCGTAATGTGCATTTGAACTTTCACAATACATTCTAAGCTCTGATTGCGCTCCAGTGTTTTTAAGCTCTATGACACCACCATTGACTGTAAGATCGTCACCTATGGACAAATCTGCACCTAATGTTGCATTACCACTGGCATCTAAAAATACTGATTTTGATGCAGGTATTGTACAAAAGATTGTTTTTGTACCAGCACTAAAATTAACTGCACTATCGCTATTTGAGCTACTGATAATTGTAGTTCTAGCTATGGTGCTAGAGTCACTGCTAAGTGTGCCTAGACCGACCTCAAACTCTGCTGTGCCTGGTAACGTAACTGCATAGTATGTAGTGTTAGAATTACCAACACCAGTGCCAAAAGTTTCAAAACCAGTTACTGCACCAGCTAATGTAAGTGTACCAGTGCCAGTTGTGGTTGTTGTTTCTTTTACTCTATCATTTAACACTAATGCCATTATTTAAGCTCTATTGTTAAGTTGCCTGCATTTATTCTAAATATATCACCACTTGCTATTGCCTTACTTGCATCTAACGCACCTACAAATAATATATTACCACTACTAGATGCGTCTGCAATAAATACATGAGTAATTGTATTGTTCGTGCCACCAGAAGCTGGGAACTCAATATTAGATGCGTTTATTGCTGTCTGTGTGTCTGTAGAATCTGCACCTATGGTTGTCCAACTTGAAGCACCTACTTGTTGTCTAGCATAGTTTGTGAATGTTGCTTCTGTCAAAGATCCAGTTTCTGCTGCACTTACTGCTGTTGCAAGTCCTACATAAATACTGTCACCAGGTGATGAAAAACTTAGAGAATTATTTTTAAAGATAAAATGTAAAATTCTTCTTTCTAAATAATTGGTTGCTGCATTAGATGTTGCCATTTTCTACTCCTATGTCCTTTGCGCTCTTGGTAGCCCTTGTCTATAAGCATCTTCGTTCTCTCTTGCTTCTCCTAAATCTTTTAACCTTTGTAAATAAAAAACATAATTTTTTTCATACTGCGCAATAACATCTGGCTCACCCTTCATGTAATAATAAGCCTCTATTAACGATCCGTAAAGCAGAGCAAATGGTGCATTTGTACTAAGCCATGTTGTTCCACCATCTGCTCCAGCAGTAAGACTTGCAGGTCTATAATAGTAATGTAATTCAAGTGTGTAGTTAGAATCTGGAGTTGGTGCTACGATAAAATTATCTGAATCAAATCTAGCATAATATTTTGGTAATCCAGTTGTTGAAGATGCAGGTGTATATTCTCTTAAAAAATTAACATCTTTTTGAAGTAGAAAACTTTCAGATCCAGATGTGGTTATTTGCAAAGAAAATGATGCAAGATAATCACTTGGCACTGTTAAAAACTGATCTGATGATGTAAATGCACTTGTAACATTTTTTCTAAAAATATCTAAATCTACACCTTTAAATATTTTTTCTTCTGCCGCTTTAATAAAGTTTGGCAGATTTGTTACAAAGCTAGTCTCGCTGTTATCTGCATAATCTTGAATAGCTGTTTTTAATGTTGCAAGTGTAAAGCTCATTAGTTTGTAATTGATATAGGACCTGCACTAGCAAATCCTCCACCACCTTTCTGTGTAAATGAAGCAGTTGTTCCTGCTGAAAACGAATAATTGTTCGTGTCTATATTTGTAATAGAGAATCCAGAAGCAGAATTTATTGTTGAAGCAGATAAACCACCTACACTTTGTGCATCTCTAAATCTTACTGTATCACTTGTTGATCTACCATGATTTGGTTCGTTTACTGTCACAGTTGCAGAACTAGCTGTCGTAGAAAAAGCATCCAATGGCAACAAGTTAGGAACTGCTGTTTCAGTTCTGTCTGGTCTAGCATCTCTTATTGCCTCTAAATCTGTTCTTATTCTAGGTGGTGTTAGTTGTGGATGTTTTTCTTCATATTCATCATATCCAACTATACTGCCATTCCATTCTTTTCTCATATCTTTAATACGATAACGGAATCCAGATCTATCTGATATTCTGTAAGCATATTTACCCTGTGCAAAAGCCATTAACCCACCTTATAATATGATAATTGAGGAGTAACCTTAAATGCAGATCTATCTCTATCTTCTGCCATTGCTCTCTCAAACTCTTCTTCATACACAGTCTTTAACAACTGTATTCTATCAGGCGCACGTTTCATGGCAATGTAATAAGCTAAACCTGCTGTAAGACAAGGGTAAAACCTAAAAGGAACTTCCATTGTATTTACTTGTGTATCAGCGTCTTGGATTCTTGTTAAAGCATCATAGACTATGACATCTGTGCTGTTTTCAGGGGTTGGATATATTTTTAAATTAGGTGTTATCTGCCTATCTAAAAAATATTGTGTAGGTCTACCAGTTGTTGTTTTAACAGGTATATTAGTAAATGTATCTCTTGATACTCTACTCATACTAAAGTCTGTGCCACTACGTCTAACGACAGCACTTAATATGTCAATGACATCAGTTCCCAAACTATAATCTGCATCATCTGCTGTTAAAGCTTGTGTTCTTTGCTCTATAGTCCATTGATTAAGACCACGATTTGCCCACTCTGCTAACATGATGTTCATAGAACGTCTAGCTGTTTGCAAATCGTAGCCTGTTTTAGCTTCTAAGCCACATCTCTCAAAAGCCTCCTCAATGTACTCAGCGACATCTAATTCAAAGTTTGTGGAACTTGATAGAGCCATTAAGCTTTACCACCCTTCTTCATTTTCTTAGCCATGCCGCCACCACGCATCTTTTTAGCCATTCCACCACCACGCATTTTTTTTGCCATGCCGCCGCCTCTCATCTTTTTTGGTTTTGCTTCGCCACCCATCATCATTTTAGCAGCTTTTTTTAATTGATCGCCCATAGCGTTCATTTTTCTTGGACTCATTGCCATTTTAGTCTCCTATAGTAAGTTTCACGTTGCTTATAAATGTCTTCAACATCGTACTTATTATAATAATTATCATAATATCCAAGTTTCTTCAATTTATTTGCACTTTCTTGAAGCTTACTCAGTCTTTGTACGAATATTAAAGAATATTCCTCACTAACAACTTCGTCAAATGAACCATCATCTATAAGCTCATTTACGTCATCATCAGGGTGGAATCCCATTAACCAAATGTCTCTTTGGTCAAACTTGTTTTGATGAATTAATTCATTTAAATTTGTAAGGTTGTTATGAAATATTTCATTGTCTTCATAACATAAATCTATAACAATTATTAATTCTTTTGAGTCGTGAAATTTATTAATTAAAGAATAAAGAATATCATAATTGTTCGTAGTTTTTAAAGCAAAACCAACTTTATTATTTTTCCAAGCAGCTTTTGCATAAGGACACGAGGGTAAATTATTGTAATTTTCATTAGGGATTTCTAAGGCATATTTAGACCAAGCTTTAATTTCGTCACAAATTTTTTGCTCTAAACTCATTTTTTCTTTCTTCGCCTTACTGCTTTTACTCTTCTTGGCTTACCTGCTGGTTGACCTAATCTTTTCTTTTGAGCTATACGGCTTCTTTTTTCAGAAGCTGACATCTCAGATCCAGTCTTTGGAGTTTTACTGGATATTCTCTTTGATGGTCTACAGTAAGGTGTACCACGTTTTTCACCCTTCTGCCTGCCACAAGGCTTGCCAGTTCTTTGATCCTTCCAATCTTCTTTAAACCATCGTTTTAGAGCAAGACCAGCTTTTGTTTTACGAACAGCCATTATCTAAACTTTGTTACTTTTCTTCTATTATTCATAACTACACCACAACCTCGTGCAATGTTTGGATTTTTTGTTTTTCTCTTACGAGTTCTTTTTGGCACAGAACCACCATTCTTTAACTCAATTACACCACCTTCAGCTTTTTTCTTGGCTTTCTTTTTTTTGCCACCAGTTCCGTAATTGGCTGCTCCTACCTTTCGGCATTTTGCAATAGCTCCTGAAGCATAAGCTGATGGAAAAACTCTGTAACGAGCTTTTACTTTATGATAACAAGCGTCTTTAGGCATAATATCTTCCTTTCAATACTTTCCAACAGGTACACCAATATTTTCTCTTCATACATTGAGGACAATCTTTAAGTGGCTCACCTCTTGCTCTTAGAACTTCTCCTTTTTTTAGCGGCACAATGTGCTTTTTCAGAAAATCCTTTAGGTCTTCTGCAATTGATTTTCCGTTTCCTAGCATTACTCCACTTCCTTTTCTGGGGAGGCTTTGACACTTGACGTGACATTTGTGACCTGCCCATTACCATTAGAAAAACTTCTCAAGAACTGCTACTCCTATAATAACTCCGTAAATACCCCATAAACGAGTATCTAATTTGTTAAGTTTATTATTAATACCATCAAATCTAGCATTACATACAGACTCATGTTTTTCTAACATTTTTAATAATTCTTTACTTGTCATCTAACACTTCCATCTTCTTCTTGCTTGCCTTAAACGACTGTTTGGATTTTTAGCCGCCTTTGGAAATTTTTTCATTTGACCTGCTGATCTAGCACAAAATGACTTTCTTCTTTTCGCTGCTTTACTTCCAGCTTTAACTTTACCTGTAACAGCAGTTTTAAGTTTACTGCCTGGATTTTCACGTCTGTAACGTGCAACTCCAGCTTTGGTCATTCCCGCTCCACTTTTTGTGGAACGGAAATACTTTTTAGTTTTAGGAGGCTGTTTGTCCTGCTTCCTAGCCATTAATAGCTCTTTCTGACCTGCATAATTACAGTGTAAGTATCTGCTGAACTATGTCCTACAGTTGTAAACATAATATCACCAGTTACACCAGAACTAGCTGGATTTACTAAACCACCAAATGATGTGTAATCGTGATGTCCACTCTGATTTTCACCTAACTCAATACAAAAGTCATCTGTAGAAGCATCAAATAAAATTTTAACTTTCATTCCATTACACTGCCACCACATCTTTTCTATGGTAACTCTAGTGCAAGCTTCACCACGAACATTTGTAGCTAATGCAGAGACATCTACTTTTTTAACTGCACTTTCACCAGATCCATCAGAGATATTAGTAAATTTAAAAACAGCAATTTGATTACCATCAACTAAGGTTTGAGAGGTAACTGCATCTGCCATATAACTCTCCTATTATTGATCAGCGAAAGCTGGAGCAGTCGTTGATGTTACGTTTCCAAAAATTTGATAATTAGTTGTATCTATTCCAACAATGGTTACATCAAATCCAGCAGGGACATTCAATTGAATACTACTGTTTGAGTTCCCGTCAGAAAAAACTGAACTTACTTCATTACCATCAGTATCTAAAAATGTTACTCCACCAATGTAGAAGTTTGAGTTGCCTGGTGTAACTATTAAAGCATCTGTTGCGTCAGCGGCTCCACCAGCATAAACAAATCTAAATACAGACCCAGCTATTGGTG